GCTTGTTAGCTACGTCTCTCTCTGTAGCAAGTCTTTCTCTATCAATATCTAGTTTACTCTTAGACATTGAGTTCTTTACAGCAGCCTGCTCTTTTTTGAAGTTGATATCTTCTCTATACCGGGCATCTTCTCTCATTTGCTTCATGGCATCCTGATAATCACTTATCTGGTTTTGGTTAATATCTACTGTGGCACCATAACCAGCTGCTCTTATCTCAGCAATGCTTAGATTAACCTGACGGTCTTTCTCATTCTCAGCTGCTTCAAAGTCAAGCTTCATTCTTTGCTCCTCTGCTTTTGCTGCCAGAGCTTCTTGCTGCATTTGTTGCTGTTGAGCCATCTCTTGTTCTCTCATCATGTTCTGCTTATCCTCAGCACCTTTCAAGATACCAGTAACTTCAGCAATAGATTCAGCTTTAATGATGTTACCAAGATCAAAGATTGAAGCACCACTAGTGTTATTGGTCATGGCAAGCTGTTTAAGCTGATCAAGAATAGCTTTATGATTAGTCTTAGTAGTAGCAAATACATTAAAGTCTCTAAGCAAGAGATCAGTACCGTTAAGTACAAAGTTTACCTTCTCTGCTTCAGTGGTAATGTAACTGAGTCTCAGACTTGGTTTGTTACTATAATAGAACTGAGCTAGATCTGTTCTCATTTGATGCACTCTTGGCATCAGTTGATCTGAGTGCTGAGTAAAGTAAATTTCAGTTTGAGCATAAGATTGATTTAGAGCCTGAGTTACACCGGTTGCCGTTTGTTGTGCAATAGGGGCACCAAGTCTTTGAGGATTAACACCAATGGCTTCAAATGCTTGCATTTTAAAGTAGTTAGCAAGCTGAATCCTGGTCATCAATCTATTTGTCTGCTCTAGATTAAGAGTTTGATAGTGTTGAAAGTTTGTAGCATTCTCTGTGTTTGTAATGCTTGTATCCAAAGGAAGCATTTGGAAGTCTTTCATAGCAACGTATGCTTTGGCATAGTTTGCTTTACCCCAGTCTTCACCCATTGAATGTCTTGGAAGAGCATTCTGATCAAACACAATTACAGTACCTAATTCATCTACAAGGATATCAGCTATCTGGTTATTTACCATATTGTATCCAACCTGATATGCTTTCATAAGATCTACCAGTGAAGTAGATCTAGTGTTTCTATCTGAGAACACTCGGCCTTCAATTGGAAGTTTGCATCCATACAAACTTTTATCACCTTTAAATTGGAATGGAACCCGGCCAGGCTTACTCCTATTGATACCCAAGTATATAGGATTGATGTTATCTGACATATTGGATCTCCAGAATGCTGGTAAATTTGGTCCAATCTTTACACCACCCCACACCTCATTAATCCAGATCCAATCAATGTGCTCACCTTGAATAAGGTTCTCTTTGCTCTTATTCTTAAATACGGAAGTATCATACAAAGGCTTTTCAGTGATCTTGTATGTTTCATCAACAATCTCCTGAATGATCTCTCCATCTTCTTTAATTCTTATCAGATGTCCTACCTTACGTTGTGTCTTCCAATAAACTGTAGTAACACGCATAAGTGAGCCTTGCTGCCAAGTCTGAAGATCTTCACCTTGGTCTAGAATTGCAGTTACAATATCACCACCAAACTCAGGTGCAGTATCCCAATGACTTACAAATTGTCTATATGCTAAGCCTGGCATGCTGGTATTCCACTCATGAGATCTACTTGGATCATAGTAGGTACCATCATTCTGATAACCAGACACCTGATAGATAGCTGATTTAGCAGGATAAATGTTTTGTAAAGACTCAAGCTGTTCCTTACTCATAAGGTAACCATACATATCTATTACATCAGATACGGTAAATAAGTCAATCTTACCGGCATAGTTAGAATCAGATATGTATCTAGTATCAGGAGATTTCTGATAAAATGTAAGAACGGGATTCCAGAGTTCTACCTCATAGTCATCCTCTAACATTCTAAAATGCCAGAACTCACGGTCAGTAATAAGCATATCACGGAACCCTCTTTCTTCAAGTTCTTGCATCTTGAATCTTTCCTCATCCACATTGTAAACATGTGTGGCCCATTCTTCTACTAATGATCTATAGTCTTTCCTAAAGAAGTCTTCAATCTCAGGAAGAGACTTAAGATTTTCTGGAGCCAATTGTTGTTGTACTTCAGGGCTACTTGGATCAGCACCCATCTCAATCATTTTCTGAATGAGTTTTTGTTCAGCATCAGCAAGAAGGTTTTGCTCTACTTCCATTCTCTTCTGCTCTAACATCTCATTATATGAGAGATCATCAACAGCTCTGAATTGAACTTTATTGAATCTCTTGGAGAACTCACCACAAAGCACATTGATAACATTAGGAATAATAGGATAGAACTTAAGTTCAAGAGCAGAGTTATCTTCTCTTGTAAGTACATCAACTAAATCCTTGTATTCATTATCCTCTTCAATGATATAGTCTGTTTTATCAATAATACCTTTTGCAAGCTTATAGTTCTTTAATAGCTTACGGGCATTCTTTCTTAAAAAGTACATTCCTTGCAACTCAAGCCAGTCCAAATTCCATGCTGCCCAGTCATCATTTTTTTCTTTTGCAGGAAGGAACTGTACAGGCTGTGTAAGACTGGCGGTTGTTGGGTATCCGCTCTGTGCCTTAGCACCAGCCTTTAATTGCATTGCGTTATATACTTGCATGTTTATCTAAAATTTTTAAAGCCAGATCTCTTTATTTTACTAGTCATGTTTCTTCCACCCCTCTCCAAATTTTTAAAGGGGGAATACTTAAATTTATACAAATTTTCTGATTTATCCAAGGATTTATTTGGATTAGACTCAGTTCTTTTCAAATATCCACGGTTTGCCTGCTGCACTTTAGCAAATGCTATAAGAGCAGAGAATGCCACCAATCTATCCACGTTTAATCCAGGATAATAAGCCAACATTTCTTTAAGAAGCATCTGATCAGGTATTCTCTCAACACCATTTGTGTATCTAACAGTATCTCCATTCTCATCTGTCTCCTCATCTATCTTTTCTTTTAGAAACTCAATGGCATATGATATAAGATGTGTCTTGAATAATGTACCGGTGTTTTTCCAGCCATATTCCTGATAAACATTGGTGTTAGAACCTAAGTCTTTTAGGAATAATATCTGGGTTTTTGGTACCAAATACTTCTGATTCCTTTTGGATATCATGTACTGTATGAATAGTGACACGTTATTTTCCACAATAGTCCAGGCATTGTACCACTCTATTATCATAGAGAGCAAATCATGGGTTTCATTGATGTCATCATACCTGCCACACCATGATGCTACAACTTTATCTGTCTCAATAAATGTTTCAAGACCATTTATTGTCTCTCTTCTTATCTCAACAGGGTTCTTATAGACAAATATACTACATAGAGAGTCAGATGTGGTGGTTTTACCTTCACCAACTGGGTCAATGGATGCATAATACATCCCAAAACCTGGGTCTTTTACAGGTCTTTCCCAAACCACTAGACAACCAGACTTGTCAGTCATCTTCTTGTCAATGGGAAATGAAGAGATAGGTAGTTTGTTGGTTCTTGATGGTACTATCTCTCCATTTATTCTGGTGAGTTCAATGTGCTCATAAGAATATTCTTTATCTTCTATTCTCTTGAGTTGTCTTGAAATAAGTCCTTGAGGAAAGATTGATGCTTTCCTATAAGCAAATGCCTCTTGAATGTTGGTTGGTTTCTGAGAAATTCTCAGCTGGTATTGCTCTGCACTTAGTTCTTCCTTCCACACCTTTCTCTCCGTAGTAATTGCTTCTAATGCTTCTTCTATAAGTGAATTACCATAGTCATCAATGAATGGTGGCATTGACCATTGCTCCGGGATAAACAATCCGGCCAGACCAATGGTACTATCAGCATCAATTAGGTTTGTCTCAACAGCATATATGTCATTTGCTGTTGGATTAAGCACCATATCCTTTAATGGTTCACATTGTTCAAGGTCACCCACAGATCCAGCAGCTATAAACATACCAGTGGTAATCATACCAGATGACATAGCAGGGCGTAAGTACTCATAAGTCTCAGTCATCTTGGGTGCAATACCAGCTTCTTCATGAAAGAAGTAGGTACATGGACCACCTACACCGGTTGTTGGACTCTTTTCAAATGATGCTCCTTGTATCTTAGAGTGCAGACCCTTGCTTGTCTTTCTGTTTCCGGATGTTCTTACCTCAATTTTCTGTTCCCATAGCAGAACCTTTTCAGGGTTTGATGGTCTATACCAAGCAGTATGTTCATTTAAGAAACTCTTGTATTCATCCAAGAACTTCCATGAACCCTTGTCATTTATGTAGTCTTTAAGACTTGCACCCACCTTACATATAGAACCCTCTTCAAACCAGTATTGGTTTATGATCTTACCCATGTGAAAGTAAGAACTTGCTATCTGACGTTTCTTTAGAATAGCAGAGTGTTTGTAGTTTAGTTCAGCAAGCAACTCATAAAGGGCCATGTGATACTGTGCATCCCGGACCTTAGCAAAGCCATACTTCTTCTCCTCTTTATCAAAGATGGGGAGAAAGTTTAGCCACATGTAATAGTCTCTGGTTAGGTACCAGGCATTACCTTTATCCTTGTAGATAACACCAGTTCTACATTTGTTCTTCTGATCATCCCAGTAGTCTATGTAATCTTTTGATCTGAATGGCTTACTACAATAGAATCCATTCTTTGTAAAGTTTCTGGCTTCTTCATTGAAAAGCAAAGCCACTTCATTGAATTTGTATTCTCCAGGAACTTTAAAGATTCCTAGTACAAAGTCAGAAAAGTCCTTCCTTGTATCAAAAGATGTTACACCCCAGGTGCCATTTTCATATGTAGGTACCTCTATGTACATTACTTGAAGATCACAAAAACATCTCCAGCATTAATAAGAAGATGCTCTTCACCGTTGTGAATTAATGATGTTGGTACAGCATAATCAGCATACATGATGTAATCACCTACACTAATTTCAGTTACTTCACCACCTACACCTACAACTGTACCTTTACATTCTTTCTTTCTAGCTGTTTCAGGAATCATGATGTTGGTGCCGGGGTAATACATCTCAGCTTCTTTCTGTTTAATCAATACTTTTTTCCCTACGGGAACTACTGTTTGTGTTGTCATATGTTATCTAGTTGGTCTTTTACTTTCTTCCAGTTTTTAATTGCACAGTCAATCTCATCTCTATGAGACTGAATATCTGTATCACCACATGGATATGATGGCAATACTGTACAAATTTTATGCACCAGTTTCTTTGATGCAGCTAAAGCAATGTTATGTCTGGTGCCCCAAGCCAATGTGTCAGGTGTGACACTGTACATGCTTTCATAAATCTCTTCTGCTACTTTTTTATGTTCCATTATAAGTTTTCTGCTCTGTAAATATAATAAGGACTCTTAGCATATGTCATGTCAACATCTTCACTTGACAATCTATCTGCTTTTATTTTAAACTTTGGTGGATTCTCTTTATCATAGGGTTTGATAAAATCCGGATTGTGCCATCTAAGTAAGTTATTAGGTTGAACACAGAAGTTTCCATCATCTAATGTAATGAAATGAAAACACTTTGAATCCATATCTGCAGAATATCCTGTATTCACAGTGTTGGGATCTGTGGGGTAGTCATCTATTGTAAACAGATATATCCCAGATCTCCATTGTCCATCACGGCAGAATACATCTACCCGCTTATGCTGTAAGAAATGAAATGATAAAACAGATATGGCTGATGATTGACAGTCCCAACTCTCTAATAGAGATAGTCTTTTCTGCTCATCAGTTGATAAAATATCATAACCCTCTTTATGGTAAAATGCTGATATAGGAAGGTTCCAAACTACAGCACCAAAGTTTGTCTGAAAGTGAAACAATAAAGGAT